ACCCACGCTGTTTATACGTTAGATAGAGCTACACCTTGCCCCTGGTTGGCAAAGATAGGTAGTGAGATGTATCCAGCTAAGTATTTGTTTACAGTTGATTATACAGATAGTGAGATAGCAGATGACCCAGCTCAGCATAAGCAGAGTCATGTGATGTATTTGCTAGATGCAGGTGAATGGACAGGTAATCTCGTTGCCTTACCGAATAACAGAGTTAGAGTTACGCATCCTGCGTGGTTTCAAACAGGAGAGGGTGCACCAGATTTTAGACCATC